ATATAACTACGTTCCCCGGTATAACTACGTTCCCCGGTATAACAACATCTGGAAAATCAGGCCCTGAAACATTTCCGTAATCAGTTCCTTCTACCGCTAACTCAACTACACCACCATCTGTTGCTTTTAAAATTCTGGGGTCTTGAGGATTTGCACTTATAAGTTGATCCAAAGCCTGAGCATTAGGCAAATTTACATTACCAGCCTGTAGTATATACAAAGCATTAGAAGGGGCGGTAGTTGTCCAATCTAATTTACCTGTTAGTCCAGTAGTATTTGTTAAAACCTGACCTGCTTCCCCATATGTCGCTGGCAATTCCCATTTTACATCGCCAAGTATGACATCTGGTGCGATAAAAGATACGTTATTTTTAAATCCAGCATCAAAAAAAGAAACCTCCCGTGTTCCGACTTGGTTATCAACAAATATATCCGTACAAGTGATAGTATTAGTTACATATAATGAGTTTACGTTTTTTATACTTTCTCCACCAACAACAGTAATAGCGCAATCTTTTATCTTCCTACCTGTATTACCATCCCAGATAGCCAGACTTTCATTAAGTGAAACCGCTGGATCAGGGCCTGAGACATTTCCATTACTATTAGCCCACTGTAATTGTGTACCATCTGTATTTGTTAAAACCTGGCCTGCTATTCCTTGTTGATCTGGCAGAACCCATTCAACATCATTCAACAAAAGAACTGGACCTTTTAATATAGCAAATTTTGTAAAAGCTGGAGTTTGATCAGATAACAATAGCTCTTTGGTTTGTATATTATTTTTGGAAACCATAATATCGTCACTTGTTACAGCATTTTTTGCTGAAAGAATATTACCTTTTAAAGAATTAATTCCTATAACATCATCAGTACCAATAATATGAATAGTAGAAGGATATATTAATTTAGGATTTGGGGGATATGGCCCAGGTTCTAAAATAGGAATAACTCCATCTCCTGGAGGAGGCGCACCAACATCTAGATAATCCGTTCCTGCTACTGCTATAGATATTTGACCAGTAGCTTCTACTTTTGCTATTCCACCTGGAGCTAAATCTTCAAGAAATTGAGAAAATGGCATAGCCAACCTAAGAACTGCATTCCCTTCGTTTAAAACAAAATGAGCAAGAGCAAATCTTGCATTGATTGCTACTAGATCAGCAAACATAGCACCTAAACGATTAGATATTTCTGGTCTACCTAAGTTATTTCCTTCCCATATTTGACCTACAAACCCTCCGCCAATTGGATCTGGTACTATTGTTTGCCCTAAATCAGGCAAATTATCAATAGTGATAGTTCTATATTCCGTAGGAGTATTAGTCGCATCCCCAATCCACAAATAACCTTCGGTAAGAAATGGAATAACAGTTGGAGTTGTACTAACAGTGCCAGCAGTATTATATATATAGCCATTAGCTAAAGAATCTAATACTTGAGCATTTGTCAATGATGCATTTGGAGACCCTATAACAAATGAAGCATCAAGTATATTTGATAAGATAGGAGAAGGCATTGCAATACCATTACTATCACCTACTAATACATAAGTTGGATCACAGAGTATTCTACCTGTAACCGGTGAAATAAAATTATGCAAAACATCAAATTTCATGTTAATTTATTGCATCCTCATTCGCTTCTAAATCACCTAAAATAGCTATATCAGCATCACGTTGCGCCGCTCTATTTTCCGCAGCACGAGTAAGTATAGCCAAACGGGTAGCCTCCCATCTTTCATCTGATCTAAAACGCTCTATTTCTAACCTTTCATAAGGATTAAGATTTTGTAACATCCTATTATCTAATTGAGGATGTGCGGCATTATATTTTTCTTCTTCTTGCCTGTGACGAGCTACAGCTCCTTCATTAGCTCGTTGCCAATCTCTAAACCTTGCCATCTCTGCTTCATAGGGGTTGGGTGGCACTATTGCCTCCTCGTGAATAAGAGGTGCTGCACCATCGTTTTGCATATCATTATTCTCTTGGCAACACCTATAACAAGCTCTACAAGCATGAATAATCCCTCCAATTACACAAAACAAAAATGCTTGAGTATGCATTAAAGCACTTAACATATTAGTTCCCCCAATGAATATTTTGTAGTTTTGTCGTTAATTGTGTATTAGGTAAAACTGGATTTGCATTAGGGTCAGAATAAGCATTGTTGCCTGGTACTCTTGGATTCTTTACAGGACGTGGATCAGCTTTTACAAGTGGTGGTCTATTTTGTTCTGACGGCACATCTAAATAAGGCTTACCAACCATTAAACCAGTCCATACTAACCTATCACCACGCCATTCCATTTGCTTAACCAAATCCTTATGGTTAAAATCAAAGCCGCTCTCATCACATACTCCAAGTGCCGAAGGGTTGTCTGCATCAATGACTACATTTTTCCCTTTCCAACGATTAACCCAACTCATTTAAACCTCTCCATAGTCTTCATCTCCGCGAATACTTATGTTTACGGATTCAGAATCTGATACCGTTGCAAGATTAAATGATTGCTCATATTCGCCTTTAAATGCGGCTGCTACTTGAGGATTATATTTTAAGGCAAGTTGATAACTTAAACCCCATATTAAAGCAGGGTAAAAACGTGATGGAATCTGCAAAGCGTTAGTATAAAAAGCCCCAGCATCCTGGATCATTTGTTTATAGGAATATAGCAAACAATTATATTGATTAGTAGGCGCAGGCCATAAATTAAGAACTGGGATAATTTGGCGATCTAAATAATAAGTACTTGGACGACCTTGTAATTTCTTGTTTGGATAATTCAAATATTCATATCTACTTACATTACTTATCGGTATATCAATAATATTATTATTAAAATAAATTTCTTGAATATCAAGCGTTGCACCTCCGGTTTCTCTTATACGATACGCTCTAGCATCAATAGGAGTAGGTACATCAATCCATACAATGCTGCCTTTAATAAAATTTGATGTTGGAATTGTAGCTAATGGAAGCCAAGCAGCATTATCTAGTGAACTTTCTACTATAATAGAATAAGTAAGATCGGCATTAGACTGAATACCTACAAAGTTAATTTGCTGAGTTTCTCCTATCCCATAATCATATGAGATGTAACCATCTTGAGCATTTTGAGTACAAGCAGTTAGTGGGTCTCCATCAAAAGCATCTTCGGCATTACCACTACTAGCAGTAGCAGTTCCGTTTAATAGACGTGTTGATGTTCTAAGATTTGCTTGTATGATGTTACTAACTGTAACAGGCAAAGTATATTGTATCTGCGCAGGGACAAGAGACAGATAACTAGATTCTAGAGTCCAAAGATTTATACTTTTATTCATCCACTCTAAAAGCAGAAGATCAATACTTCTTTTAGCTGAATCTAACTTTTGAGGTTCTACAAATTCTCCTAAAATACCTATTCTTTCAAAAGCTTCTCTGATAATAAGCTCAATTTGAATAGATTGAAAATTAAAAGTTCCAGAAGTAGGTAGCATCGATATTACTCCTGTAAAAATATAAAGTCAAAAGTATCGGTAATAGGGGTTGCGGAGCTATTAACTTTTAATAGTACAAAATTAGTAATCTCACTTGAATTTCCTATTTGTGAAGAGGTTTCATTTACAAACCCCAAAGCAGGAAAAAATTTTGTAGTTAGTTGGTCATTAAAAGCAAGATAATTGTTATTAACTTGATCGAGCGTTTGAAATAATGAATAATTAATACCTGAACCGGCTGGTAATAATACTGTCGCAGAATAATTAATCACAGTTGTTGCAACAGTATTAACTACAATCAAAGGTAAAAATCCTGCGTTACCAGTTCCTGCTCTAATCCCAGTAACTGCTGCACTTGCTGTTACAGATATAATAATGTCATAATATTTTGTGCCATATACTGTAGCACCGATACCTGGACCAGGAAATATATTCTCGGTCACATAAGCGCCATTTTGAAATCCTGCAATTGTAAACGATGTACCAGTATTATTAGTAGAAGAACTAATTGATATTGATCTTATAACTTTTGTTTTAATAAAAGAAATCTGGTTAGGAATACTAGGATCTTCAAATGTTCCATTTAATACTAGATTACCAGGCGATGCTAAATTCTGCAAAGCCGCTACAGCAGATAAATCTTGTATTGGCCAGTTTAGTTTGGTAAAAGTTGACATTAAGACATCTCTTTTTAATTATTATTTTTGTCCAAAAACCCTTAATGTCTCAGCTAAATTAGCTCTTTTTCTGGTTAAAGAATTTTTAGAATGTTCGGCTTTTTCTAGTTTTTTCTCAGGAATTTTCTTGCCCTCAGGAACTCCTAAGTCTTTATGTAAAGCACCTTTGTGTTCTGGGTTAATAGCTCCTTGAATCCAGTTTTTTCCAGATTTAGCCATTATTTCTCTTTTTGCTCTACTATGCGCCATATTAATTCCTTATATTTGTCTAAAATTCATATCAATACTATTGGCTATCTCGGCCAGTTGTCCACTGATATAGATAAGGAGAGAATTGTATGGTGGTGATGGTTGAAAATATGGAGCAACTCCCGAAGGAGGAACTGGAAAAATATATTGATCGTCAGCTTCATCCGCCTTAATCGGAAGCAAATTAAAATTATTAGCTATAGCATCTAAAAAAGTTGCACCATTATTTTTAATATCTAAAACTGTACTAAAAATAGTTGTGTGAATACTTGCAGCAGTTAATTTTGATGTAGTCAAAATATAATCAATATTATCACGCTCAAGATTAATATTAATTAGAGGAAAAAATCCTGTATGACTAGTTCCGATACTAATCGGAGCAGCAAGAGCTCCATTGACTGAAATAGAAATAATACGATCATATATAGTATCTGGTCTATGAATAGTGTCATTATTCGGACCATTAGCTATGATATCCTGAATTACTACCCCATTTTGTACTCCTGTAATAGTTAATGCAGTTCCCGATGTATCACCCCCAGAAGTAAGAGAAATTGACCTACTATATCCATGTGATACAAAGGATACTTCACTATTAATCTGATTACTGAGATTACCATTTAAAACAAGATTACCTGCTCCAACAGTAGTCTGTAATGCACAAACATCTGATGTATTAGCCGCTGGAAAAACATATCTTAAATATCTAGCCATAAACCGATCCTCTTTTAAAATAAAGTAGGAAAATTAGATATTTAACTTCTAATTTTCCTACTCTTAATTATGCAACATTAAACTCCAGGTGAACCAAAGATCCCACGTGGATTAGATACGCCAAAAGAATAACGCTCAGTAGCCTTAGCCATAACGTTATCTGTTGGATAATCGACGTAAGTATCAGTCTCAACCGGTGTTCTTTGAAAATGTTTTAACCCATCTTCTGCATCAGTAATGATAAACCAAGCAGTAGCCGAAGTTAGATACTGATTAATTTTGTAACCGTCAGGAATATAGTCATTGTGATACAATGCGTTAATATCATTGTTTGCTACATCCACACGGAAAGCAGAATTAAGCAACCTAGAAGCGGCAAATTGCAACTCTCTCGGTAAAATAAGTTTTTTAGCCATAGTCTGAGACAAAATCCCACTTTGCATTGGGAATTTTTGAATCAAAATAATAGCTTGCTCTACTCCTGCCTCGCTAAAATCAACGTTTGCAGCACCTCCACCAAAAGCATTGGAGAATACACCGCCATCAATTGGGTGAGTTGTAGAACATACTGATTGACCATCACCGATAGGATAAGCTGCATTAAAAGCATTATTTAATACATTTGCACCAAGAATATTCTTAGTCACCCTTAAAGAATTTCTAAGTGAAATCGCTTGTTGTGGGAACTGATTTTGATACAAATTATCTTCAACGGCTTCTTTAGTAATTGTAAAACTTAAACCCACCCTTTTGTGAATATAATTTGTTACAATTCTTTGTCCCATACTATCAGTAGCAATAGGTTGGCCTTCTGGTTTTATATCAGCTGCGCCAAGATATTTCATCTCAACTTCAATTTCCTGATACTTGTCTGATTGGTAAGTTTTAAATATCTCTGTCCATTGTTCAGGATATGTTGGATATTGACCAAAGACCGCCTTTAAACCAGGGCGGAGTAACTGAGCAATTTGTCCGGTATTTATCATAATTTTATACTCTTTCTATAATTAAGCAGCTACTACGCCAAGAGAACCGCCTCTATAAGCATGATTGTTGATTGTGACCATTACATTTAGGAAAGCGGCAGTTGTTGCATCTGCTACATAACTAATAGGTTGACTTAGATTGTTTGGATCATTGGTATAACCGATCACTTTTAAAGGTAAGGTAATAACAGTATGTGCCGCATCGTTTCCAGCGAATACTTTAGCTAAATAAGCTCCTGATTGACCAGTACGAGTACTACCATCAGGTGGATTCTCTGGAACTAAGTTTCCGCCACCTCCGCCGAGTCCAAGCCCAAAGTTTTGACCCATTAAACCGTATGGAAAACGCGCATCGTCCAACACGTTTGTCCAAGTCGATACTTGTATATCAAAAACTGCACTTGGATCATCGATGACAAGAGCTTTAATTTTACTACCAGGCATCACTGCTGTATTAGCTGGCCAGTAAGGAGATTTGACAAGTACGCCTGTTGGCAATGTATATTCACAACCCATGAAGACACCAACTACAGAAAAAGCGTTCCCTCCGTTGTTACCTTGGTTATTAAAGGCATATCTTGCTATCGTTCCACTACCTTGATTAGCGCTTGCTGTATTCCAAATTACCGGATCTCCTGTAAAGATATTTGTTGCGTAAGTTGCTATTCCGTCTGCGGGAGCGCTTATATAATATGTGTTTGTTTTTTCAGTCCAGCTTCCACCATTGATTGATGAGAGTGGTCTTAAGCCGAATGGTGCATTTACGCCATAAGCCATATAAACCTCTTGTTTTAAATTTAAAAAATTATTTTTTTTAAATCTTTTAAGGT